TTTCTATTTATGGCAGCTTAACATTATCATTACACCCTATAATATGGTACAAATAAATTTGTAAAAGTCTAAAAAACAAGTTATATTTGTACCAATTAAAAAAAACATGAAAAAAGATTACGGTTTCAGAGATAATCCCAACCTTTTTAATTATAAAATATTAAAAGTGAAATGGATTTTAAAGGATATTCTTGATGTTGTTATAACTAATAATCTTGAAATATGGCAACTTCCATATCAATCGGGATTAAGGTATTTTAAATATCGTCAAATTAAACCAGAATATCATCAAGGCCAAGTTAAAATACGAATTAAAGGTAAGAGGTACACACGAAATGATATTATAAAAATGAGGGTTCAAAAAGAGTTTGAAATAAAAACTAATATTGTTGAATGACACCAAAAATAATAATTTGCACCAATAAGCAAAGTGGAGAAACTATCGAAATTTACGATACACTTATTCAAGGTTTGTTTGATATGTATTTCGTGGTATCATTTGACAAGGATAGAACGATAATTGAACTGAAGGCTTTAAAAATGAAATACGAGATTCCGAAAAAATCAAATGTTTGGAAGTTCCTCAAAAAAAGTACAACTAATTGATATTTTGACTATATTTGCATTGCCCTTTTTGCTTTCTTAGTTCAGTAGGTAGAACGTCTCACTTGTAATGAGAATGTCCGGGGTTCGATTCCTCGAGGAAGCTCAAACTTAAAAGACGATCGCCAAACCTAAATAGGTAAGGTGAAAACAAAAACAATTGAAATATAAAATGGCAGCTCCTAAGGGAAATAAATTCGCATTAGGTAATTCAGGTCAACCAAAGAAATTTGATTCGCCTGAACAACTACAAACATACATTGATAAGTATTTCACCTGGTGTGATAATAATCCTATTAGAGAGCAAAACTGGGTAGGGAAAGAAGGTAGTGAAGTTTATAAAGACAAACAACGCCCGTACACAATCGAGGGGCTTTGCTTGCATCTTGATATAGATAGAGCCACTTTGCTAAACTACCAAAAAAAAGAAGGTTACGAAGAGTTTTTTAACATTATCACGCGTGCTAAGCGCAAAATCACTGAGAATAATATACTTTATGGGTTAACTGGGGAATACAATGCAAGATTAGTTCAATTCCTTTTAAGTAATAATACTGAGTACAAGCAACAAGAAACTCACGAATTAAATTTAGGCGAAGACACGATTAAAGCAATATTAGTCAATGGACGAAGCCAAAATATTTAATCCTGATGTTAACCTAACCGAAAAGCAAGATTTAGTATTTGATGCTCTTTTAGCCAATGACGCTATTAGGGCTTTGTGTTTATATGGCTCTGGCAGATCAGGTAAAACGTTCTTAATGTGCTTTTGGGTATTATTACGAGCAATCATGTATCCCGGTTCATTTCATATTTTCATAAGAGCCACGATGACAGCCTTAACCGGAGGTGTTGTATCTCAAACTTATCCTAATGTATTTAAAGCTATCAAAGAGAAAACCGGATTTGACATATTACAGTTAAAAGTCGGCAAAAGACCATTTATAAAATTTTATGACCAACCTAAAAATAAGTTTATATTATTCAACAATAGTGAGATAAGGTTCTTAGGATTAGATACACAAACAAACAATCAAGCCGCAACAGACAAGATACTTTCTCAGGAATATATGACCGCTGTGTTTGAGGAAGGCAATGAGATAGATTATAAGGTTATTGAAAAGGTTAAAACCAGACTTGCTCAAAAGTGTAAGCATTTCGGCACTGGCAAAGAAGGTGTCCCGAAGTGGGCAACAACATTAAATCCTACCACGTTTGATAGCTGGGATTACATCTATTTTCAGGAACATAAAAACCCGGTAAGTAAAGAATTGTTATCAGGTCAAGATATAAGCGAATTAGGGCAATATCATTTTCATATTAATGATAATTTAGAGAATGTGTCAGTTGACTTTTTAAAAACACTCGAAAGCCTTTCTCCTCTTCAAAGGAGACGGTTTTTAGATGGTATTTACGGGGACAATTTCGATGGTGAGATATTTCAACAGATATATTGGGAAGAATTGCCAGACATTAATGAATTTGAAAGGATAATACTTTATTCAGACCCTTCGTATAAATCAGGACCAAAGAACGACTATAAAGCAACCGGGGCGATTGGATTAAGAAACGGAGCATTTTGGGTAATTTGGGCGGAGGCTATGCAATGCACTACATCTCAAATGATTGTTAATAACTTTGACATAGCTAAAAGGCTTTATAATTTAGGATGGGAGCAACCCGTAGAACATTGGTTTGAAAATGCGGGTATGCCTGATGATTTTACCGAGGCTATACAAAAACATGCAGACGTGACGGGCTGGGTGTGTCCATATAGATTAGACGGTCGGCAAAAAGGTGATAAGTTTGCGCGTATTGAATCTGCTTTAGTCCCTTTAAATGACCAAGGTAAACTATTTTTTAACAAAGAAATGAAAACAGCGCGCATAGGGTCATTGATAGCTCAACAGTTCGGCAACTTTAAAAATAAGATGTTACCTACTGAGCATGATGACATTCCTGATATGGTTCACGGGGGTATTACTTTATTAAATCAACCAACATTTGAGCCAGGGCAAACAAGGGTGATGATGAGACGGCCTAAATATACATTGTGAAAAATATTTGTTTACTTGCAAAACATTTACTTACTTTGTATTTGAAATAAGTAAAAATAAATGATTGTATCAAGAGATCAGATTGCAGCCTTAAATTTTGGTTATCTGTCAGGATCGGACTTATTGCAATTCTGTCCCGATCAAATGTTAATTAAGGCTTATGCTGATGATCCTAACAAGCTTCAAACAGGATGTAATCAGGCTTATGGCTATGTTAAGGCGAAACTAATAAATCGCTATGATTTAAATCAAGTCCTTTCGAATGCAAACCAAATATTTAAAAAACAAACAGGCTCATTACAAGTTACAATAGCCGCTGGGACATACGTTTCGACTATCAACTTTTCAAGTATAGCACCTCAGTTTGATAGTTCACCGATAACAGGGTTTCCGGGTGGGCAATTCCCTATCATTGATGTTTTCACAAATGTAAAAATCGGAACAATATTAGGAGGTGATGACATTTTACCATTAAAAAACATTGAGAATGGGTATTTGTGGTTTGCCAATAAATATTTTAGCACATTAACAACTCTTTATTTTACAATCACAGGCCCCGAAACTACTATTACCATTTCGGCAAATACTGGAGTTCAGATGCCAACTATAACACCTGTAACATCTTTAAATAAAACAGGTGATTTCACTTTGTTAATATATGCCAATACATACATTTATCAGATATTTGCCAACATATTACTTGGCACACCTTCGATTAAGATAGGTACAACGCTGGGAGGTGAAGAAATTGTTCCATTAACATTAGTTTCAAACTCAATATTACCAATTGTAAGTGGGACAAATTACTTTGCCACTAATACGACTTTGTATATTTCAGTAGTAACCGGATCAGTTAATCTACGATTTGACGAAGGGCTTAATTTCATAGCCCCAACACCTCAACCTTTTGCAATAAAAGACGATTTATTAATTGAGATACTCGCTATTCGTGCTATAAAATGTATCTTAGGGGCAAATGCAGGGACTTCAAAACAACTCGAATCATTAATCGAAGAAAATGAGAATATTATCGAACAGATACAAACAGAAATGATGGGATTAACTTTACCGGCACCACCACGTCAAGTTGATTCAATTCCGCATGTAACTCAATCACGTTTTAAAACAATAGGTTGAACGGCACCGTAAAAAACAAAACAAATTATATTTATGTCTAAAGCTACAAGGATAGCACGCAATGAAAGGAGAGCAGAATTAAGGGTTGCTACCGATGGAGCTGTGACATTCAGCACCGGTGGTGGTGGCGGATATGGTCAAGGTAATAAAGTATCTCGTCCAGCTTCTGGGAATAATCCTGGAGTAAATCCGTTTATGATCCCAAAACAGGTTGGACTAAATCTAATAAGTCAATCATTTCCAGATAATTATTGGGTTGAGTGGGATTTATCGACTTGGCGTACAGCGTGTGACCAGGCTCAGAAAATGGGTTATCCCATTTCTTACGCCGCTTTAGTTGCTTGGTGTTATGAAGCAAGTCCTTTTATCCAATCATTATTTCAACAAATAGGTGACGGTATAATGCAATTGCCTATTTATATGGTTGATGATAAAGGAAATAAAAACGACATTTGGACTGATGAAATTTGTAACAAAAAATGGTTTAAAGATTTAAGAAAAGAACATGCTTGGTCTGATTTGTGGGGATTTTCTGGGTTAAATATTGATCCTTTGAATAATAAGGTGTACAAATATCCGCAACAAAATTTGGACCCGATCAATCGAATGCTTAGACAATCAACATATAACTTCACTGATGGATTGGAATTTGCATCAACTGTAAACCTTATATTTATTCAACCTTCAACCTCTTACGAAAGATTTCTTGGTAAGATGCAGCCCATTGCCAGATCATTTATCCAAATGAACATGAACTCTATTAACTGGGTTCAGGCTGGTAGAAGACTTGCATTTCCTTTGCTTGTGATTGGATACCCGGCTGCTAATAATAATATAAATCAAGATAATAGGATTCAAAACCCAATGCGGGACGAGGCCGAGAACTATATTAATACTGTTGACCCATCTAAGGCATTAGTAACACCTTATATCATTGATAAGGACGGCAAACCTATCTCAGCTTTACAACTTGATACTAAAGATTCATCCGCTAAAGTAAATGCACATAAGATTTTCCAAGAGTTTAATGTTGACGAAAAGAATGAAATAAGAGAATTAATATTTGGGGGAGTACTAACCTCAACAACTGGCAAGAACGGTAGTAAATCCAATGGTGATAATCACATGGATAAGCTTAAAACCGCTTTATATGCCAAGAATGATGATTTCATAGACTTTGCCAATGATGATGCCGATTTTCGCTGGAAAATTAAAAAGTATTATACTAATTTACCGGATAATCTAAAGTTTGACACTAACAGAACCAAAGAATACAAGATTGAAGAAATAAAACTATTAGCTGATTCGGTTGCAGAAAACGGATTGCAACTAACATCTAAATTCTTTGTTAAGTTTGGACTTGACCCCGAAGATATTGAAGAAAAGCCAATGCCTTCGCCTGTTAAACCGGGCAATAATTTTAGTGATGATGCTGAGTTGTCAGTATCCATTGCAAAGCCAGAACGTAGTTTCTTTGGCTTAAAAAAAAACTACATTTAGAAACGAATAAGATTGTTTTAGGTAAGGAATATGTAAAGTTAAGCATTAAGCCTGAAAAGATAGTTCCACAGCCTTTAAAGGATAGCAAAATAGAATTCGTTTGGAACAATCCTAAAAAAACCGTTATTAGCAAGGATTTATACGCAGCCTACAATAAGAAGGCTTTTGATATTTTAACACAAAATACATCAATAAAAACGGATTATGAATCCTTTAAAGATACTGCATGGTTTGATAGATATATGCTTAATACAGCTCAATTCTATGCTGCAAAAGAAGTAGCCGAAACTAAAGCCTTACAATCATTAGCATTCGAATCGAACGGATTTAAAGAGTTCAAAGAAAAGGCTAATGAAATTGTAAATATCAACAACGATCAGTGGCTTCGGGTCGAAATGGATGTTTGCAAAAGAAATGCGATACAAGGTGAAGTATTTCGTAATATGGAAAAAGATAAAGACCTTTATCCGTATTGGGTATATAAGACCGAAGATGATGACCGGGTTCGTGATGAACATGCAATTTTAAACAATGTAGTTTTTAAAATTGGAGACCCTGAAGGTGACGCTTGCATGCCT